CCTTTTCTCATCTCATACGTCTATGTCATAATTGTGCAAATTTAATAAATTACTATCACCTATTCTTTAATTTGCATACAAATCTACATGAAATTATCAAGATTGTTTTTAATTCATCAAAATAATTCTGGCTATAGATCTGGGACAATCACTATTTACTAACCTTTACTATCTCGCTATACCCAATTTCAGACTTCGGATTGAAGTTCACAATTTCCTGTCGGAAACCCTTTATTCCCCACCTCCACCAAAGGAACCGATGTTTATAAATAGCGTGCACAACTTGCGTAATACTATCCCTTGATTCAATAGTCATTAAACTGTCAGCTATACAAGCATCCACTCGCAACCACTTATCACGATAATGAAAACAGCCGACCGTATCAATCTTGTAGACAAGACTGTCTTTAGTCTTAATTTCTGTCTTAGTAATATATTCCACATCTTTAGGTCTTAATTTTAATTCCTTGATGAGTTTGACATCCTCTGCTCGATACTTCTTTAGTTCTTCAACAGTGAGGTTTAAAGAAGACACCGAAGCAACATTCAAGCTATCTTTCATCTTATAACGTTTTACTTCCCCCATGAGAGCTTCAATATTACCTATCTGCCGGTCACGTTCTGCCCGAAGTATATGATTCTGCTGAAAGAGAACAACAATCACAGCCAGCAATATGACTAATATCCAAGGTAATTTCTTCATAGCTTCAACACTTGTTTTCTGTTTCTACCTTCACGGAATGATACGTGAACCCAACTAAAATCACGTTCGTCTATCAATTGATCGAAAGGCAATTCCAGCTGGATGATCTCGAAGAGTTTCCGGTTTTCCTCCTTACTTCCTACCGTAATATCAGCCGCCTCGCCTACCCGGTGTTGGCTGGATGTTGCCCCGTTAACGCTCCGGTTGAGAATAGCACTTCGATAACCGGAACTTATCCGGATGGGCTTGCCGTACTTCTCCCGAAGCGGATCGAGAACATTCTCAACCAGCTTCGTTAAATTGTGAATAGCTTCGGCCGTTGGACAGTTATCAATTCCACGCGCTACGGCCGTATCGCTGTGGCTTAGTTCTTGGATTGTAAAATACTTCATACTATATGTTAAATTAATACTGTGAACAAAAAGATTTAGCTAAATTTGCGCTTACTTTTTATACTTTCTCCCGTCTGGGAAGATAGGCTTTGTATTTGTTTGCTTGTTTGTGTTGTTTGTGTGCAACCTCCCGTCGTTAAGTACAATGACGGGAGATTTTATCTTACTCTTTCTTTCCTGAAACATTATCGAACCCTTTCAGCTTGTTTATGATAGCCTTCGGGAAAAAGCCCGGGCAAATCTCTTCTACGTTCTCAATGATACTTAAGGCCTCACGTACCATTAATGCCGTACAAGCGAAATACCGGAACCAGACGAAACTATCGACCACCTGACCGGCGATCGAGAAATTACCCATCACATGCGACAGGACTAATACACAACTGTAAATGATAAGCTTACGCCCGATCATACCATAAGCTTTACTACTGATGTCTTTGGATAGCCAGTGCTTGACAAAGCCGAGCACCGTATCAACACATACAAGGACAATCAACCATTTGACAAACTCCCAGTCACCAAAGACATAGCGCTCAAAGAGTTCCAGCAAAGGAGAAAGAGGCAAGGCAATCAATGCAATCATCTTCAAATTTTTCATATTCTTGGATATATAAACTTTAATCGTATATTTGCCGCGTTAATATTAAATTACGCACTTCATGCGGTATGTATAAACTTTCGTTCCTCATCCATACCGCATCTTTCCGCCCCATCTGTGAAGACAGGGCGGATTCTTGTTACTTGGATTTAGATGCCGGTTTGGGCTCTAAAGTGGCTTTTACCTCTTTGGTGATCTGATCGAATACCGTCAAATGTGCCGTAACGTTCTCCGACTCCGGAAGGGACATTTGTTTACTGCCCGATTCTAACAGCAAATACCCGATATACCGCCCGGAGGTTACGGGCTGCTTGCCTGTAGGGGTGTCAATATCTTCCGTGACCGTTTTAATGATTTCACAATGAAGACGACTGAGATTATCGTTATTGACACTGTAGTTTACATTGTACTGATAATCTCCTGAAACGGCTTTACCGTTTACTTGAACTGTTCTTGATTCTTCTTGAAACATAATTTATTGATTTTGGGAGTTAATAATTACTTTATCTAATTCATTATAAATAGCGGTCTTCACCACTGCGAGGATCGGAGCCGGATCAACGTAATTTCGAATGATATTTGCACCTTGTTCGTCAACTTCAACTTCACCCTCTTTGTATATCCGTTGGGCAAACTCCAATTCACCCAAATCGGGTGTATTACAGTAAATAGCGTTTCCTACTGTTTTAGCCACGTCGAACTCTTCAACTTCTCCGTCAATAGCTGTTTTTACTTTAATTCTTCTAAAATTGATTTTCATATTTTATTTATTTTGAATTTATCATTGTAATCTGCGCTGACAATGCTGTTTACCAAACGTTGCGCCCTACAACAAACACACGGAATGGACAATCACGGGGACCCTTGTTTGCGTCAAGCATTAAAACCTCAAAATAAGAGTTGTTTTGCGTCTCTACCTGACCGAATACCCAACCATAACCACCCAATCCCTGTACTAAGACAGCGTACTGCGGATGACGTAAGTTGTGGTATATCCTGTATTTTCCAGTAGCTATTTTCTGTGCACTGGTTAAGGTGCACCCGTTGCCCCATTCATTAGTGACTGTACCCGCTTGATATACATATCCGGTACACAGCATTCCAGGAGCGTTCCATTTTTCACTCGCACGCTGCCCAAACAGATGTGAACCGTGGCTTTGTATGGCGCTTCCTCCCTCAGAATTGGCGATAATTTTCAATGCCTTACCGCCCTGTCCATATGTGGAAAGTGAGAGACAGTCTTGATTGTCATTACGAATCTCCATCAACGGGAATCCTCCGGAAGTAGGTGCGCCTCCGTATTGATTAATACGCAAGAAACGTGTTCCGGAGATTTCAAGTTGTATTTTCGCGTCTGCTACATTACGGGAATATATGGCATTGTTTTTAATCTGCCATCCGCCAAGATAAGCACCATTAGTTACGGTCAGATTTCCCGTTGTAATTCTTCCGGCTGCCAGAGCGTTTGTTACTATCGCCGTTGCATCTATCAGAACCGTATTTATATATCCCCCAACTATCACAGTCTTTCGGGGACTCGATGCGGCATGATTTACCATATCCTGCCAGGAAGAATACCCGATATTTGAAGCGATACTATTTTTTAAGGCAAGCATGGCGCTTTCATCCAGTAGACCTTGCGGTCCCCGAGGACCTTGCGGACCTTGTGGTCCCTGAGGACCGGTTGCGCCCTGTTGTCCGGGAAGTCCCTGAGGACCTCTATCCCCTTGGGGGCCTTTAGTACCGGCAGGTCCTTGCAATCCTTGCGGTCCCTGAGGCCCTTGCGGACCGGTCGCACCAGTAGAGCCGGTGGCTCCCTTATCTCCTTTATCTCCCTTATTCCCCTTAAAATTTTGCTGCTCGGATGCCGGCAAGCCGGAGAATGTAACTATGCTACTAATGTTGAGTTTCTTACCAAAGATATCAATTATGTTGGGTTGAATAGTAATACCGGTCTTTAGTTCGTCCTTTGTAGGAGTATCATCAACAGAACCGGCGTCATAAACCGTAGCAAAGGCAAGATACCAGACGACAGGAAGGTTCCCATTGCCTCCTGTCAAATAGAAGAAATTGGTAGAAGAGAATGTACCACTTGAACCGCACTTGACATATACTGCATATTCCTCCCAGTCACCGGTACCAACATTGTTAGTAAGCCATTTCGATGTACCACCGTTACCCGTAGCATTTGAAGCCCACTCAATTTTATATCCAACAGGAACCCATGCTATAAATCGAGTAACGAATACGGCATTAGCGCGGGTTTGAGTTCCAAAAAAGAAGCCGCCCAATCCCGGAGTTGCAGCACCCGAAGTTGTAATCTTCAATTTATAGCCGGATTTGTTAGGTAGATTAACATCTGACGCTCTTTCAACCCTGACCGTTCCATTGCCATTGTTGTTATATACCGATATGCCGTTTGCCCCGTTTCTAAACTCAGGATCACGATACAACATCTGACCTTTGCTCATGGTCAAAGCAAGCAGATGCGCATTTCCGGAAACCGTTGATACAAGGTTGATATCCGTCTTGGTTTGTGATATATCTGTTCCCTGACTCGATACCACTTGACCGAGGGCGTTAAAATCCGTCTGGGATACCTTGCTTTCAATTAACTTCTTTGTCGCCCGTATCTCTGCATCGGTGTGAGTATTGGCTATTTCTGATGCAGAACTTTCTATGTCATTGGCAGAAGGACTCCACGCAGTACCTACGTCGCCCTCAACGAGATTTATGTTTTTATACGAAATGATTAACCCCTGCCTCGTACTTGTATTGCTTCCGGTGAATCCACACAGAAACATAAGGTCATTGAGAGTTACCCCGGAAGGAAGTACGGAGGGTATCTCTAAGGTGATGTAATATCGGGTCCATTTCACTTCATTGGGTAAATCGATAGTCTTATCGGCTATAAGTTTAGCAGTCGAACCCTCGTAATACCGAATATTGAAAAACAATCCTGTTGTATGTACGTAATTCCCGCCTATACTAACATCTATTCCTAAAGTATACTTTTTACCCGGTGTTATGGCCACCTTATCTACATTCATCCATTGCTTGTAACAGTTGAATGCGCCACTACCTAAAACTGTAACCCATCCATTTGATGCAGCGTTATAATTTAGGCCTACATTTGACAGATAATCAGACTGATTAAACCAATACCCTTTTGAGCCGTTAAGAAGGTTGCCCGCACCTAACGTTATTTTCCCGATCTCGGTTTTGACGGAAAGCTCAATCAATCCCGGAATAGCGGAGATTTCTGTTATTACGTCTTTACGGATGTCGGATAACTCCGTTTCAAGGTTCTTGCCATTTCTCAGAATGAAAATACCTTTCAGGAAACAGTTCATCGCATACAGGCCGTATCCGGAGGGTTGGAAGTCAGCCGGAAAGTCTGTATCCGTCATGCCATCGAGACAACCCAAAATCACTTTGTTCTTTCCGGCCAAAGACGTGGAGTTTACCCCGTCCAGTACAGAAATGCGCGGCTTGCCATCTTCCGAAGCTGTGAGATACAAAATGCCCTGTCTGTTCGGATTCGTGAGGTTACCCATCTGAACCAGATCATCACCAACGGCCGGAGTTGTACCATTGGGAAATACGGATTTAAGTATAAGAATCGAATCATCATTCACCGAGGCAACCGGAACCCAGTAGTATTTAACGTGTCCGGATGTGTAGACCTGACAACGTACCAAGTCATCAGTGACAAACATCATGTCGCCCTCTATACCTAAAACATAGTAAGCCGGATCGCCGGACGTTTCCGAAACGGACTTAACACGCCCGTTGGCGGATGAAATCACCAGACCGCCGTTAACCGCACGAACTTTCGAAATGATAAGTTCAAAAATGGTCATGGCCTTACGGACTACGGCATTATCTATTTCAAGGTTCCAATCCCCATTGATAGCCTTGTATAGCTTCATCCCTTCACCCATCAGTCCGGGGATAAATCTTTCTGAACTGATATAGTCCTTGACTATGGTTTGAAACAGGGTTGCGACGTGCTCAACATTCAGATCGTATGTTTTTGCAAGTGCCTGAACGAGTAAATTTAAAGTATGCGTGTCACCTTTAGCCCAAATATCCGCGCCTGTTGAAATATTCCCTTCCGAATGGAGTGTGCCAACATTGGCCGAACCGGTTACTTCCAATGTAGCGGCTTTAACTTTCATCCGGGCAACTAAAGATTGCAATTCCGTGTCGCCACTTTCGTTGATAAATGTAAGCCCATCACCAACAAACAGCCCTTTCAGGAAAGTGATAGGCTCTTTAGCTATATCCGCTTTTACCTTGCTTAAATAAAGATCATCTATCTTCTTCAAAGCCTCCTTAATCGCTGCATCAATCTCCTTTAAAGTGCGCTTTGAAGAAAGCGTATTATCATCGGTAAACTCTGTGGCTGTATCCGATTCGGCAATGATACGCGAACGGATCTCTAACAGTGTCCGGAGCGAAGACAGTACATTGCTATCGGTAAACGACTTTGTATCGGTAGCCTTTACAATGTCAATTGAAGCACCTCCACCGCCTCCGCCGTTAACAGTAACGCCGCCAGCCGTCCGGGTGATAACAGCCCCAGCCGGATAGTTCTTTGACCGGGGTTTCGCAGGAATGGATGTAGTTTTAATCTTTACGTCTTTCATGTCTCTATCATAATACACCGGAACTGCTCCATCTTATAATCGATACTTCCTCCGGCATTGATGAATATCTTATTAACCAGAGATTTGTCCGACAGTCTGGAAATAGGAGTTAAACCAATCGTTTCTTCTATTTCTTGTGTTAGCTTGATACGAGTAGTGCTATATCGATTGATTATACGCTGGATTAAATGCTCCTCCGGACGAATAGCCCTGTCAACCAGTACCGAATACAAATTATCACGAAGATAGTCCTCTCCTATCATCACTTTCGAATAGCATGCCCCATCATTGTTGTAACTGGATATTTTAAACTCGATTTCGTCTAATTCGTTAATGTAGTCTTCGTTAACGACATTTTCATAATAACGGTCTGTATTGTCGGTAGTCTTTTCGGCCTCGGTGCTCTTTCCATATTTAAAGGAAAAGTCTTTTAACAAGAATCCATTTATAAAAATAGCATTATGTATTTTAGATGCGTAAAGAGTAAATTCAAGCTCGCCATATAATAGGGTATCAATAGGGATTATTACGCCTGAAACACCTTTATATGGCATATATATTGTTTTTTGGTTCTCAATGGATACATAATCTAATCGGGCTTTGTTATTCTCTTCGGAGGCGGGAAGTCTAAAAAAATAATTGGGATTTGCAGACCATGCGAATGGGGCCAATCCGTTAGTACTGCCATAATATTTATTACCGATCCGTAATTGGCAAGCAGCCAACGGCATGTACGTGCCCCGGCTATTGTCCCAAGGAATCAAATCCATATCCGCTATCGTCTTATAGCTTCCAGATACAGCAAAGGCCCCTGATTCGTACACTGAGGACGCACCTTTAAAATCCATTATCTTTGTTAAGAGTTCCAGCCCGCCTATCATTGATAAGTCACCGACAGCACCCAAACACCTGGCTTGTATAACATTTGTAAACGAATAGTCTGAAATATCCGGCTTACCGTCCACTATTTTATAATTGCAGTACCTTTCCTGTATTCCTCCTATAAGTTTATGCGCATCATAAGCACGTAACTCTAAATCGTTATTGGTGATAACCGTATCGCCATCATACAGATACATGTTCCAGTTTTTCGGATAAAGAAACTGACGGTAACATTTTCTATCTTTATTCGTATTTAAACGTGACGAAAGAACTTTTGCATCTTCGTAACTCTCTTCCGGAAGTAAATTCCCAACCGGATAGTTACTGTCTTTTACTGTTACTTTATTATAACCGCCCAAAATATCGAGCGTATGATTATCGCCGCTAAAGCCAACTTTTTGGACGTTGATAGTAAATCCTCTCACGGTTGCATATGCGGAAAAGTCCAACGCATACTTATAGTAATCGCCTGCATGATCCACATCTACGAAGTAAAGATCACCCCTCCAATCCACACAAGTCCAATTGAGGAATTTGCATATCTCTTCAAGCACCTCTTTTAGTTTCATTGGCTTGTCATCTTCATCAAAGAAATTCTGTTCACTTATCATCATGTCCTTCAGAACATTTGTCCAAGCCGTATAATTCGATTTATCCTTTGCGTAAACATGTGGAATATATACGTTTGAATAACAGCCTCGAGATTCAGAGACACAACGGGTTAATAATTCCCATAAAGTTACAAACCCTCTTTCTGTCCCGTTTTTGGGTTTATAATCGATATACTCCAAAGCGGACATGGCGCTGACGCATTCAAGTTCCAATTCGAATATAGTACTGCTATAATCTTGTGTGTACAACTCCGGCTTGATAAAGCCACACCACGTTACCACGCCATCACGCTTAAATGTTACACGGTATTGCTGATAAGCTGTGGAAAACAAACTTTGCAAATAATCCGAACCTACTATCCGGATATTGGCCGTACTGAACCTGGACGGGACGTATAAGAAATCATCATCATCGATATCTACAGTAAATGGATTTCCAGCCCCCACTAATTCAGTAGGAGCCCCCACATACCCTTCTTTCTCTATTTCTATAATGCAAGATTTATTCCGGAGACTTGCAAAAGGAATCGTATAAATCAATCCGTAGCTCATAATGGTTTCTTTCCTTGTTTTTTTAATGTGTTATTTATGGAGAGCAGAATATCCGGTCCGAGCACCTTGGCTTTCCCAAATTCTATTTGGACCCTATTTGAACTCCCCAAATTACCAGAGTTGATAGCATCAAACAAATTAGATTGCTGGGTCATATTCAAAATCATTTCCCCTTTATTCAGACGCGCCAATCCTTTATCTCCAAAAGATGTGCCCCCTAAATAGATCCCCCCTGAATTAAATCCGGGAGCGCTAATTCTCGCTGCTTCTATCATAGCCATCATTGTCGCTATTTGTCCCGCCGCCAGAGCCGCCCCGACAAAAGGTATTCCCGCATAAGCCGCTGTACTCTTCGATGCCATTTCTGTAACAGCCGCCGCACTTTTCTTCTGACTATTTTCTAATTCCATTTTTGTCGCTACCTCATCTGCGGCTATTTTAACAACTGTTCCTGCAACCGTTCCTGCTGTACTTTTCTCAAGTCCTTGCTGTGCCTCCTTGGCGCCAGCCAACTTTTTAGCCAAAACTGATATATTCTCAATAGTACGAACTATAGACGTAAAAGAATCAATCGTATTTATCATTGCATTCCAAATGGCCATGATTTTCTCCCATCCCGTTGCATCTACATCATTCATCACATCACGAAGGCTCGTAAAGGCCGATACGACACGATCGGAGCTTGTAGCGATATCCTTGATCCCTGAGTAAAGCGATTCATCCAGCTCCTTAGTGAATTTTTTCACGTCTTCTTTTACTTTAGCTAATTTCAAAGCCTCCTCCAAAGTAGGGACATTGGCTATCGCATTTGACAGTTCATCCGAAAGTTCCTTACCTACTTTCTTTGCCTGTTCCTGTAATTCTTTTGCGTATTCCTTTGCTTTATCAAGATTCTCAGAGGCAACATCCACTTTTGATTTTTTATAATCAAAAGTGGTATCGCGTGATTTCATCTTCACGGATGGGATATGTGATATCGCCTGATCCAGCATGTCCTTGATAAAAGCATCAGCCCTCTCACCGATTCCTTTAATGCTTGCGGCAGACTTAGCGGCCTCAACCGATAGCCCCGCAAGATTTTCATTGAAAGCCTTTTGAGAGATAAGTCCTTTTGAAAGCAAGGTTTTATTTTCTTTAACCTTATCATTGTACTCCTTCTGCACCTTCTCCATCTCTGCGGCCGCCTCATCATATAAAGGATGATCAATAACATCCTGAAGCATTTTGAGATATTTGCTATTAAGTATCTCTTTGTCACCTGACGCTTTGGCCTCTATCAACATCTTCCTCCCGAGTTCATCGACAGCTTTATAATATTCCGACTCCGACATCTTCTCGACTTCCCGGCGGGCATCCAATTCCCTTAAGGATTTAGCGTATTTCTCTTCGGCCTTTTGAAGTTCCGTCTTTTTAGAATCAGGTTCAGGAGGTGTAGAATCAGCCGTAGCCACAGAATTAGCAATCTCCTTGCCTAATCGACCTTTAGCGTCTTTTAGTATCTTGGCGTGTTCGATAAATGCATTCAAGTCATCTTTAAGCCCGTTTTCCCAGCCTAAAGCATCTTGGGTATGCACACCGTATTTCTTTTTAAATCTTTCCTCTTTTACTAAATCCCCGCGAGCCATCGCCCAGTCCGGAGCCATACTTCGTATCGTTTTGCCATTATATGATTTACCACCAATCTTTCCTAATTCATTTTCGCTATCAGCCACCTCTTTAGCAGCCAGTTCGGCTCTTGCTGCACTTTTCAATAACTTTGTTAACGTCTTGATTAACACTCAATTCAGTCCCTAAAATCCCATTTATCTGGGCTAAAATTCTTTTCTTATCTGATAATGTGACATTGGTCTTATTGTATTCCTCTTGCAGAGCGCGAATCTTGATTATTTCAGGAGTTTTTGAGGGAACATCATTCATTCGTTTCTGATATTCATCGAATAACCCTTTTATACGCTTTGACTCCCGATAGGCATTATACAATTTAGCGACTACAGCCCCAATGACCGTCAATATAGCCGTAGGAGCCATGGATATCAGGGTTGCCCTAATCGACATGGCGGCCTTGGAGAACGCCATTTTAATGGAGGCAGAAGTTCTCTGTGCTTTCCACGCTATTTCATTGAATTTTTGGCCGGCATCTTTAGCCGCCCGGCGTGCAGCGGATTTAGCAGCCAACTCAGCCCGGGATATCGACAGAAGTATTTTATTCACCAACCGGCTTGTTACCATAACCATGATGGCGGCAACCGTATAGGTAATTACCGATCTTATATTGTCAGCCGCCACCTTTACCGCGTTCGTTAGCCAATCGATCAAGGCTTTATATTTGCTCTGTACTTCCGTTCCATTCACGAATTCAGTGAATGCATTCTTAAGCCGGTTCACGGAAGTTTCCAAATTATCCGTATCTACGTTGGGAATCATCTTGTCAAGAGCCTCAGCAAACTTAGGAAGAACATCTTTACTCATTAATTTGCCCTGCTTTAACAACTTGTCAAGCCCCCCTACCGATACCCCTGCGGCTTTTGCCATGGCTTGCAGAGCGATAGGTAGGCGCTCTCCCATTTGTAAACGAAGCTCCTCTGAACTAACCTTTCCCTTGGACATCATTTGAGATAATGCCAAAAAGACGCCGTTGCTATCTTCCGCACTCATCCCAAATGCGGTTACTGCACGGGACACAGACTCAAATATTTTCCGCTGATCCATCATAGACATGCCCGATATGGAAGCGGCAGCCGTAAACTTAGCGTAATTCCCGGTCAACGCGTTGATCTCAATACCATATTTCTTCGCCATGTCCAGCAAAAAACGCTGGTTATCGGCGAACTGGGCCATGCTACCGGATACATTCTTCAAAGCAGTGGTAACCCGGCTGGTTTCCCTGGCAACATCGATCAGACGGGATACAAAGTTGCTCAACCCCAATCCACCGGCACCCAGTGCCGCCGCAAAAGTTAAGACCTGCATCTGCATCACTCTTAGACCGTTTTTAACGGAATTCGTACCTCTCTTGAAGTTTTCAGTCAGGAGGTTTATCGCAATCGAAAATGATAATCTACCTGCCATACTATTTATTTATTAGTTTCTTACCCTCTTTCATAAACTGTTCGAAGCGGTCTATATCTTCATTTATTGCTCTTTCCGCTTCCCTGGCCGCCTCTACTTCCTCCCATGGGAATGTTATCAGGTCCATAGCCCCGTTTTTCATCTTCTTGGAATCAATATGCGGCAACATGGTAAAGAATGTCCATAACCGGCTGGCTTCCATCTCTTCTTTACGTTTACGTTCATAGGCTTCAATATACATGGGCAAATCACACAACTCCATTTCCTCCAATGCATATGTAGCATCCAGACCGGACATGATAAGCGTTGACACGATATTGCCTATCATCCCCGGAGTGGTATCGGAATTGATCTTATCTGTACCAGCTCGTTTATTTTGAAACTGGGCCAATACAGACATCCTATTTTCCAAAGACAATACCATCTCACGAACCAATTTCCGGTTGGATAGTGTCTTTTTAAAAACATCAAACGTATATACTTCTCCTTTAGCAACTATTGTGGAGGTATATAACAATGCGTTTACATCCTCTTTATCTGAATAGTCCATTAAAGAAAATGATTTACCCCTGAGTTGTTCCCAGCGGATAACAGCCTTTATTGTCAATCTTGCTTCCATCCAATTTATTAATTAAAAAGGCGGCCATCTACGGACCGCCTTCGATATTCATCATTATTGTATTTCTTATCCTCCCACCCCGACAGGCTCAACCGGGGCAAGGGCGCCAATTCCCTTAAAAGAAGCACTGCATGAAACAATCTGTCCATTATCTGATTTAATGGATAAGGACGTGATAATTACTTTACCCGTATAGTTCTTTTGCTTTGTATCCTTAGTGAAAGTTCCACCGAAATTATCCTTATCGGTAGATGCAGAGCTTCCCAAGAAAAAGTCAAGTACCTCACCTGTTATCTGCTTACTCAAAAGAGTGTCAAAGCTCATTGCACCTTCTTTTCGGGTTAACAATGATTCACTTGACAGGGTAAAGCTCTTTTTCCCAGGAAGCGAACCGGCCCAGTCCCCCATCATTTTATTAGAAATATCAATCTCTTCTGTTGAAACATCCAACCCGCAGCTGGAAGCAAAAGCAATAGGTTCATCACCGATGAAAAGCATAAGCTCCCCCCGATAAATGTCTTTGCTGGAATCTAATTTTGTTGCCATTGTTTTTAAAATTTTAGTTTTACGTTTCATATCAATCAATTGAAAACTGCAAGACTTGGAAATATTTTCCGGATTCATAATCCTCTGTAGAATCTTCCATCCTGATTTTCATTACCGGATCTACAAAATCCCCCTCCAAAGCATCATAGATAAGACTTGCCAATTCCTGGGAGCGGGTGTAATTATCACTCACGGCAGTTACGAATATGGTCGGAACCTGACGGGCAACTCCCATCTTGGTGTACTCCTGCTTGAATCCATCCCGTTGATATATAATAAAATCCCCCTCGGTTCCATTCGGGGCAACCAACGGAAATATTTTATCACCTACCATTGTCTTGATACCCAAAGAATCCTGCAAGATAGCCCGTACCTCTGTTGTTACTTTAAACTTGTTCATATTAGTATCTATTGTTGCCGCATCATTATCCGGGTAACCGCTCGCTGAACTGTAGCCATCATCATATCCATACCTTTCTTCCAATCCTGATCGGCAGTATCACTCCAAAAGCGATTAGCAGGCATGATACCGGAAGTTCCCGTAATCGGGTGAGGGCGCTTCACCGTCCCTCTGTCTACCAAATGTGCGTGATGTCCTCTGTAATTGAAGCCGACCACAGCGCCAAGACTACGGCGTTTCACCCGCACGGCAAAAGCATTGTATAAATTATGAGCCGCCAACGCTTTGCGCCCCTCTTTGGTCAAACGACCTTTTTTATAGCTACGCTCTGATAAGCGTTTCCTACCCCTACGGGCAAAGAAGCCGCCGGCGCTTCTGAGCCCTGCCCTTATCGCTTTATCTTTATCAATATCCCCCAATTCAGAAACCGCCATCTCTATTTGAGACAGGGAGGAAACAGTCAACTCAAAAGCTTTGCCTCTACCCGCCATTCTGGCATCTACGTATTTCCCATATATGTAATCGTGGATATGTCTACTAAAAAGATCACTCATATATTCAGTTTTTCAAGTGTGATTACAAGCGTGTTATCTCTTTGTGGATCAATCATCTTTATCGCATATTCCACTCCCCGATAAACAACCCTCTGGTTTTCTTTAATCGCCGGATAATTCCGAACCTGAAATACTATAATACTACCGATAAATTGCTCCATGGCATTCACTCCGCTCTTGTCTGCAACAGCAGACATCTTCCGGCGCGAAGCCTTGCAAGTCAACACCGTTTCATATCTATTGGATACAAAACCGTTCAGGTCCTGGCTTTTCACCTCTTCCCTGAATTCCAGAATCTCACGTAACAGTCCCGCTTTCATTTGGAGTAATCAATGTATGGTTGTAATAAATAGTCCAGCAAACCGACTTTGTCCCGCGCCCGTTCCGCGACAAAGTTGACTTCCCGATCCCGAAACAAACCTCCGGCAACAAGAAGGATAGCTGAGAGAATAGGGTCGGGCAACTTCCCTTCACTATCCTCCAGCGTATCTAGCTCCCGACGTATGTGATTAGCTACAGCCCCCTCAGCGGCGGCAACATATACGCCAATGATACTATCATCATCGGTGTATTCTGCCTCGATGTAAAGGTGCTTCTTCGCCAAATCTAACGATACGTACTTCATGGCTTACTTCATTGAGGCAATGGAGAATGACTCAGGGCGAATCATACCCATATTCCAATAAGAATTAATCACCAAACGTACAACTCCCTCCAACATGCGGGAATACGGATCCACTTTGATTTCCAGCGCTCCCCACTGACCTATAAAGTAGTCATTCCAGTTACCAAAAACAATGCCGAATTCATCTTTAGCGGTCTGCAAGCCTTTAGGCAGGTTATTGGTGCGAAGCGCTTTATATCCGTTAAGAGTACCTTCACCCTTATCGCCAAAAATGAAGCCTCCGGCACCGGAAGCATCTTTCACTTTAGTTTTGGCCTTACCTACCAAAGACGGGTGCATAATGTAAGCCAAATTACCAAAGAGTGCATTGTTGATATCCGCATCGGTTTCCAACTCCACAATTTTAGCCCAATCCATGACACCGTTAATGGCCGGCACTGTCTGAAACAGCCCGTCGGGCGTATTATCATTGTGAGCGTGCGTACCAAATGCGGTTTGCTCAACCTTCTGCGCAATAGCAGCAGCCAACGTTTGTCGAATAATTGCCTCAACCGAAGTATTTTCCTGGACAAGCAACTGCTCGGAGATATCAACATAAGCCGTCAGTCTCTTAGGTTTATAGGCGTCACCTTTACTAAATTGCCCGGCACCGTCTTTGGCTTTAGCGTTTTCACCCTCCCAGAAAACATTGGAACCACTATACTTCGGCCAATAAATATCCCCCTGTAAACCGGTCATAAATCTGGCTCCCGCCTGAGCCAAGACCAAAGAGGATTGAAGCGGCAGCAACAATTCCTGCTGCTCCTGATCAATGACTACTCCCGTAGCCGATTCGGTTGCCGCCGTAAACATTGCCCGCTTCTCCAAGCTCATCGGGATTACCAATGAATTTTGAGATGACCTCGTTACCCCTGCGCTATTATGCAGGCGCGTTGCCGCCTCAATAACGGAAGCATCCGCATCATGCTGTCTCTGTCCGGAAATATAGTTGGCCAATGAACGACGGAGAGAAAAGCGTTCCTGACCGGGTTCTACATGGGGGGTCCCTTTACCTCTGTTCTCGGCCTCCTTGGTTGCAATCTCCATATTAATGTCAGTCATCCGGCACTGGATCTCTCCAAGTTCCGTATTTTCGCCCTCGTTTAACATGCGTTTTTCGGCTCTCGCACCATCAGTTATCGCTTTAGCACGGATAGAAAGCTGGGTTCTTTCGTCTTTTAAATCTGTAATTGATTTTTCTCTTGGCATAATCGTTAAATTAATTATTAAATAATTTTTCTATATTCTCGTAATATTCATCCAACCCTCCGGATTTTCTCTGTTCTTCCTGTTTACGAAAATCTTCTTCGGCCTGCTCCTTGCCTCTCATATAAACCGATGTTTTGCTATATGCGGCATTATATACAGGCGCGACATCATATAAATGATCTATTTTCAATATTGTCCGCTTCCATGTTCCATCACTTTTCTTTTCCCAAGTCTCTTCCTCTACATCAAAGCAAAAAGAACTCTCGGCGATCTCGCCTCTCCGGATATTTTCCATCAGCTCATCTCCGAGCCCAGTCTTTGGAGCCTCAAAACGGTATCTCAATCCCTTGCTATCAATAGATAATGTCAACGAGCCAGTCCCCCGATTGCATCGGGCAAGAATCCCCCGACTTTGGTCATGGTTTAGCAACGCAAATACATCACTTTTCTCAATAACACCATCCAGGGCTCCATGCTCAATCACCTCTTCAAAACTTAAACCGTCCGAAGACACGCCAAAAAGCAAAGCATACCCTTCAACGGTGCGCTTTTCTTCGTCTGACACCACTTGATAGGCAGTATTTCTTATTTCTCTCTTTTCATCCATAATCAATCCTTTTCTTCATTAACCACAGAACTGTCGGACAACTTGGAATTTTTATCTATGACAGGGTCGGCTACCGCACGATCTAATGTTTGTGTATTGACTTGCACAAAGGCTTTATCTCCATTTTCTAATCGGGGCAAATTATTCTCCCGGCGAATTTCATTGGGTGTCATCCCTGCAACATAAAACATATCCTTTGCATATGCGGCCTGCGCCTTTTTGTCTGTACGCAAAATTGCCGATGTATCAAATTCAGCCAATATCCGGCCACGTTCGGATTTAAGAAAAACTTTCCGATTGATCTCCTGCTCAATCTTGGTAATGACAGCCAGCACCGTATCCGTCAGGTATTGAAGCTGCGTAGCCTCAACAGTGGAGTAGCTCGATTTAGACAGGTCAAAAGCCTTAACAGGAGAGACGGAGAAAAAACGGCATAAATCCACCACATTAAACTCCCTGGACTCCAATAGTTGCGAATCCTTGGGACTGATAGTGATCGGCTGGTACTTCATATTCCCTTCAAGCACAGCAATGCCATTGGGTTTCCCCCCTACAGAAGAAGTACGATTTTCCCAAGTTTCATAGATCTGGTCTTTTTGTTTTTTATCCAAGCGACCCTCAAATGCCAAGATACCCGCCACGTTACCGCCACCCTTAAAGAATCCTGCGGCATGCGCCTCACTGTCAGAGGCGATACCCAGCGTTTGCCGGGCATGGGTCAGCGTAGACACCCCAATGATTCCGTCATAAGAAAAGTTCAATACATGAATCATATCCTTAGACTGTACCAGATCCTTAAACCCTGTAATCCTGTAACGTTTTCTACGAATGCCTTTCGCATCTACTATCCATTCTATACCTACTTGGGAAGAAGGAACATAGATTAGTTGTAAATCCGTCCCATCCCTTTCGATATAGGCATAACCGTTACCTGTTAAAAGGACTGAGGCCATCAATGTTTTAAAGAAGACGTACCTGGTCATGTCTTCATTAGGCTCTGTATTCAGAACATGGTAAGCCGGATGCCATTTACACTCCTTCTTAAAACCTTCTTCATCCAATTGATAGGTTTTTAATGGCAAGACAGCCACACTGTCAGAAATCAAGTCCACACACCGATAAACAGTAGAAAGCAACATTGGCTTATCACGGCTCAACAACAGCGATCTTCCACCGGAACTCCAAGCAGCTATATTAGATACCTCCTGTTTGGACGCTTTTCTAATCTCAATATTTAGAATTGGTATTTTCATTGTTTTCCTTTTACCATCTAACCAGAAAATTGTCCGACAGTTAATAGAATTCCCCGTACCGCGGAGACATCAGATAAATGCCAAGGGCTTCCAGCTTGGCTATTACTCCGTCTATTTTCTTCTCTTCAAACTGCTTCGACGGTTTGGTATTTCCATTCCGATCCCGTGCCATAATCACATTGCGGAAACAATGCCGGTTAATGACATTGTTGTCAATCACTGCCCGTCCGGATAATAGCAAGCGCTCCATTTCCTTTGTGGGACGGTTAAAGTTTCCCAATGCTTGGGAAAACTCCTCCATCGGCAACCCCTGATCTGTGGCGTTGATAACAAACTGTGTTGCGTTCCATGCATCATAAGCCACTTTTTGAATGAAAACAATCTCCCGGATACGCATCAGGTCATTGAGTATATAATCATAGTCCGTTACATTGCCCGGCGTAATGGTAATCAATCCCTGCCTACGCCAATCGCCATACAAATCCTTAAATCGTTTTTCTTGTAGCGCCGCCTCTGGAAGATAATACAGGGTTTTAAAGTAATATTTGTCCTGAGTCGGAAACATAAAACTCATACAGGTGAGATCACTCGTACTTGATAAGTCAATACCTGCATAGCAATCCATGTCCCGGAATTGCTCGAAATCAAGATTGGCAGAAGCGTTAAGGATGTAGTGATCCGGTATCCAAACAGTTTCCGCATCACACCACATATTGATATTCTTCGTTTTGATTCCAACTTCTTCTGAAGGAGAATTTATTGCCTTTTGAACCTGTTCCCTCAAATATTTAGGCTTTACTGTGACCCCTAAATTAGGATTACTCTTGCCCCACACTTTTTCATTTTTCCAATCATCCCCTTCATCTAAAGCATAAATCAAAGCAAAAAGGGTATCATCTTCTTTCAAGCCCTTCAACACTTCCGTACACATTTCACGAAACTGGTAGCATGGACCCAATTTATCAAAACCGGCGGTAGTGATAATGATACTCATCGGATCATCACGCATACCCTGCCCGGATTGGAGTACATCTTTCAAACCTGAATTTTTAGCCGCATGGTATTCATCAAGTAAAAACATAGACGGATTAGGGCCATCTAATTTGCTGGAATCAGCGGCAAGCACTTTCAAAAACGACAATGTTTTATCGAAGTTTATTTGATCGCGGAAAGACACAAGATACCGATGCTTAGGATCAAGCCCGGATACAAAGTTACGGCACATTGTAAAACTAACCTTTGCCTGATCTTTACTGTTAGCCGCCAAGTAGACTTCCGCAGCCGACTCGCCATCGGCGATAAGATGATATAGACAAAGTGCAGCCGCAAAAGCCGACTTGCCATTTTTACGGGCCATCTCAATGTATACAGATGAAACCAACCTGCACCAAGAGCCATCCTCATCTTTTTTATAGAATCCGTAGATACTTGCTACTGCAAACTCTTGCCAAGGCAGTAACGTAAACGATTTTCCGGCATGACGACCGGTGTAATGCCTCAACAAAGAAATAAATTCAATAGCATAATCCGCCCGATTCTCTCTAAAATCTATATCATCCCGTTCAAAAAGAACATAAAACCGTTCGACGGCCTGCTTAATAAACTCTCCCACTACAATCTTGCCATCTCTAACATCAGCGGCATATTGATAGTATCCTTTCATCGTCTCTCACGGGCCCCTTTCTTTAAAAATTGGTCTAAAGGAGAATCATTTTTATCTTCTGATTTCATAGCCTTAATATTTCCACGGCTTTTAATAGTCAAACCATACTCTGTCATGATTTTCATTACCTGAGCATAGTTTTTAGTGGCAATATTTTGAGCCGGATTAGCTGCTTTTTCGTATTTTATCTCAATAACGGGCCCTTCTTTAAGCAGGATATCAGTTGCCTGCATATACATCTCGTAGCTGGTTGCAAGCATTCTAATAGCTCCGAGATCAATATTCTGAATAGCTTTTCTAGCATTTAGCTCTTTTACCACATCCTTTATAAACTTCTGTGTTTCATCGGATAAATTATCGGGCATTACAAATTTCACCATATTCTGTTTTTTATAATAACCACATGAATGTCCGACAAATAAAACGTTAATGCTTTAACAAATTCAAAATTTGAAAAAATTCCGTGCGTGTGAAGAAGGGTTGGGCGAGGTTTCGGAAGTCGATTTGCTCAAAATTCAACCCCATACCCGTGGAACAATATTAATTCGATTTAACACATTGTTTCACGAAAACACTGCCGTGGAACATAGCAGACTGCGTTTTAACATATAGTTCCACGAAAAGTAGAACAAAAAAGCCCCACCTTTACAGATGGGGCCACAAACTATTGCTTAGTTATCGTCAAAAAACAAAAGCAGCAGCTTGACTTATCTTCTTACCTATATCGGTCAATGCACCGGCCAAGGTTTTTAACTCAGCATCATTAAACCGAATGGGCTTCCCGTTGACAATACTTCCATTTAAACGTTGGTAAAACCACTGGGGAGACCTCTTAAAATATGTTTTGGCTAATGCTGAAACAGAGATAAACGGCAACACCGATTCCAACTTCTCTCTTAGTAATATTTCATCTGCTTCTTTGTTGGTGTCCTTGATGCATTCTATCAAACCTTCCGCAAACTGATCCATATCTTGATCCGCCAAAGCTTTCATCTCTTTGTCTACTGCCTCAATCTCCGCTTCGGTATTAGCATTGGCAAAGCGTTCCTTTAGTCTTTCTATATCTGTCTTCATAACTTCTTTATTTAGCCTCCCTGTCTTTCAAGGGAGGCGGTTGACAACTTACATTTCCTTTAACTTTTTCGTTAATAACTCGATTTGATAATCAAGCTCTTGTTTATAATGCCCTCTGTCCTGTAGCTCTTTGTAGTAGCGAAGGTAGAACAGCAAATCCTTCTCTAACTTTATCCGTTCTTTACTTACCGGTTTTTCTCCCATATTGCTTTTGTTTTTTGACACTACAAATATAATAACATTATTGTTATTAAGCAAATATTCCAATAACTTTTTTGTTATTATTTTGAGTTATGTATATTCTGATGGCATTGCTTACAAAGGCTCATTAAGTTGTCATAATCGTATGCTAATGATTTACGCTGTAAAGGATCATTCGTAGTCATGAATGATACGATATGATGAACATCCTCAGCCGGTGTAGCCAATCCCTTTTGCCAGCATACCTCACATAGAGGGTTATTCACCATCTTCCATGCTCGAAGCTTGCGCCATCGCTCTGAATTATATATCTTACGACGGGTATCATCATACATATTATTGCTCTTCTGTTCCCTCTTTTTGGGTTTGTAAATAGTCGGCATATGGTATTTCTCTTAATTGTTTAGAATCTTGAATTATCTGAAATGCTATCATTTTGTAACGATAGCAAAAGTGTTTTATAATATCCTCTTCCGATTCTAACAGGCTGGCCTCAACATCTTGAATGACATAAAGCACCGTGTCCTGAAAGATGTCCTCACGAGATAGTGAGCCATGAAACGTATCGAATTCGACACAACAAAGCGATCGAAGCTTAAGATAATTCTTTCCGATTGCTTCGGCCACCTTAGGATAATAACTATTTCGCTTGTACCTGTTTCTCATTTAGAATCAGATTACCGGAATCATCCGTTATTTCCCTCAAACTGCGCGCAACCATGCTCCTGATTACAACTGACATATTGACTCCCATTTTCTCAGATACCTCTTTCAATAGCATCCAAGTATGTTCATCAAATCGGACTGACCTTCTTTTGTTTCCCATTCCAATACGACTTATTAATCCTCTAAAACATATCAATAATTATAATTCGCCCGCTCAGGCTGATCAAGCCGGCGGCTATCCGTCAGCCGTGACAACTCTTCCTCCTTCCGGTGTATAGAAACCGTCAGGTTATTACGGATATCCGAAAGACGCAACCACTCTTCCAAGGGAGTGTCTTTAGCTCCCAGCTTTTCATTGATCCGGTCTAACTCTTCACTGCTGCGATTAATTTGACTACGAATACACAGTATCCGATCCTGCCTGGTTTGAAATCCACCCAGACCATTACTATCTATCGTTGTTTCCATTGCTGTATTGTCACTAATTAAACTTTGGGATATACATCCATAAGTCATTATCGGATACATCACAACAGTAATCATCCGCATCTGCTGTGTCCCACACATGGTAATGTTTGTTGTAAACCAATATTTCGGGTTCATAATGTCCTTTGGCGGAAGCTATGACTAACACTGGTTCGCTCTGCTCTGATATATCATCCTCGTCCACAAATGGAAGCCGGTCTTTAGCCTTTATCCACTGAAATTGCTCTGCCTGCCAATTTGCGCCTTGCACAAACCCTACTTGAAAGGTATCTTTAACGCTGTAACCGTGGTTATCTTCCATTCCCCACGCTTCACACATTTCTTTTGCTCTTTCTTGAACCGTCTGTTTCATATTCATATCAATTATAGCTATTAGTTACTGTCCATATTAATAAAATCGATCTCGTTTACAGCCTTTAGAACTCTTAGAATGTCTTCTTGAAAATCTATAACCTGTTGATCACGAATTTTCTTCTTTATTTCAATCAAGGAAAGTTCCTGTATTCTTATCAGAGCCGGAATATCGTATACCAACTCAATCATTATTTCTTTTTCTTCATATCTTTTTATGTTATTGGTTAATATTCTCCGTCCGATGCACTCTTACTTCATTGTACCAGTTCCCTTTATATTCGCGGGCTTCAACGGTAAAGTTAACTCTGATCTTGTCTCCTACTTTGGGAGGGTTCTCAACAGGACCATCGAAACTGCAAACGGAAAAGCGCATCTTGCTGTGATAACGTTCGCTGGTTTCCATGATGTACTCTCTCTTCTCCCAGTCTTTACCATCCCTGGTAACTCCACCGGTGGATGGCAGCTCCACCAAAATTCTACCTTCTGCTTCACATTTCATATATTCAGTTTTTAAATTATAATTTATCAGCCCTTATAAGTCGGTTCCCGACAACCCTGCGGGCTGTATAGGACAAGTTGCCGAAAAGTGTTAAATTTTAGATTTTAAAAACGTAATCACTTAATTTTCAAGATTTTAATTGCGCACCATAAGGTGCTTTTTGTGTTTACATATAAAATACTGATTTTCAATATGTTATATTTTTCTGCAAATGGGCGTAAATATCCCTGTCTGGTAGCCTGATAAAAGTTTGTCCTTAAATTCACGCTCCATGTCACCGATTTCCTCCACGTACTTCTCACGCTCTTCCGGCCAGCTACGGGCAAAATTGCGTATAGTCTCCCATTGCTTTTTAGTCAGCTTACCCGAAAGATAAAGCTTCTTGTAACGCTCCTTGTACCGGGTAACTCCTATCCGGTATATCTCCCTGGCCCTTTCAAGCTGGGACACCTTTACGCCCTTGGCCGCAGACAGTTCTCTGGTAAAGCATATTTCTGACCAGTCCTTATAGAATATACGGCCGATCCTCGACAAGAAGAGGTTGTCCGTTAGCTCCATCAATGAAACAGACTGGTGCTTGTATATCGTTTCGATACGAAGAATGTTAGCCCCGACATTCCGTCCTTTCTCCCCGGCCTCAAAGCTCTTATCATAGACCTTCAGGATCTTCCGGAAATACTTGCTTTTCTCCGTTGTCTGTTGCTTGAACGCCGAATAGTTGGCATCGTTCCAAAGGAGCTTTCCTGAGACTTCATACATCTGTTTTATGTAAGAATCGGCAGGAAGGGACATCTTCATTGTGATACCTATCTCGTAATACGTTACCACGGCATTCTCAATCCGGACACATAGCCTCAACAGCAGCTCTTTGATTGTCCTTACAGCCATTGCGAAAGTTATCGGGCGGCTGTTATCCAGTTTCCCGGTCTTTCCCTTGGAATAGAGCTTGCAAATGGAACACGTACACCGTAACCTGTTACCGCGAATCTCGATGAAACAACCGTCAAAGTTGGCGTAAGCGGTAGACTTGTAATAGACTTCATCACCTTCCGTGCACTCCTCCAAATAATTTCGCAAGACAATCGTCTCAATATCCGCCGTGTCAATCGTTGCCTTTATGGTTATCTTGTCGAACATCTCTTCTTCTCTATAAAATACTCACACATTCTAAGGCCGGTTGATCGGCCACAGTCATGTATCGGGCAATACACCATGAAATTCTCAACCGGGCCGGCGCGTCTGCATTGCCGGCAATCACACTTTACCTTCTGCCTGATTTCCTCTTCTTTTCCCTTATTCTTATTCATCGCCTTGCTTTTTGATAGGTTGATACTTTCAAGGACTTACACCTTCTACATTCAGAACTGAAGGTTGAATAGACCTTTTCTCCCCGATTTAAAGTTCTGGGGTAAAACCGGTGAAGATAGTACCACTCGCCACAGATGGAACACCGTTTCATTAAACGACCGTCGGGGGAAGTACGGTAATTGTTTCTTTCCCGTCGATGGACCAACCGGCAATTTATACACTCTTCGTCCGTAAGTTTATACCGCCTGCAATGGGATAAAGACTTCTTTCCGCATTTGGCGAATGCCTTGCAATCAATACGCGGGATGGTTTGGGAGATATTCATTTTTCGATATTGAGAAAGTTATACAAATAGCGATTGCTGAATACGTGATAATATCAATTTATTAGCATCAGCAAAGAACTGCTTCTTAATCTCGAACCCGTAAGCTTTTCGTCCCAATTGGGCGGCAGCCAATAAAGTAGAACCACTACCGGCACACGGATCTATGACTACATCACCCTTGTCGGTGAATATTTCTATCAATCTACGAAGTAACGGCACCGGCTTTTGCGTTGGGTGCACCTTGGGAGTCTCACCGTCCCGCACCCAGTCGAAGCAATTGAATATCATCCGTCCGTCATTGTTAAACTTAGGAAGTTTGTCTCTATATAAAAGCAAACCATACTCACAGTTACCGACAATCTTCATGTTTGCCTTTAAGACTTGTGCGGAGAAGTCTTTTCTAAACACAAGGTTTATGTAATTATTCAGCCCGTAACGTTTCCCGAGTTCAATATATCTGAACTGATCTTCAAATTCACAGAAGATAATCATACAGGGAGCCTTACCCTTCTCCTTCGGTTCTTTCATCAACATTTGGCTACAGAAGTGCATAAACTCTGCGGGTCTGAAGTCTTTATCTGTATCAAAGAACTCTTTGCCGGCCAGATCGCTTTCGCCATTCTTGTTATCGCCATCGACATACCAGGAAGGATTGGAGGCGTAGGCGTTGTTTCCAAGATTGTAGGGCACATCTGCAATGATTAATTGTGCTTTGGGAATCCCGTAAACTTTATAATTCTGGAAATGATTATTAAATAATTCGATATCTTTCATTACTCAACCTCCTTTTTAGGTTCCCAATCGGCCGACACCTTGGCCCACTCCCTGAATGACTTGTCGAAGCCATCCAAATCGCCAAACATATCCATCTTGGATTTATCCGTAGTTACAAGCGTGGCGAACTCTCTGAAATAGCGGTCAGCACATTTCACAAAGTCATTATGCAGCTTCTTCAGGTTTCCAAGTAACAGACCCTTGGCCAACATGACATCGGATGCTTCCTCTATCAGGCTGTTTGCCTCGCAATTCAACAGATGCGCGGCTGAGAGGAGCATATTCATTCTGTCTATACTGCCATCTTTTACGGCTGTTTCAATTAATTGTTTCTTTGGTTTCATAATCATATTTTCTTTGTTGATTTCCTGCATCTAAGCAGGGTTGATTTTATGATGATCGCCCTATCTGTCAAGATGGTGGATTCATCCGAACGATGCAGCAATGTGCGCTTCTTAATTCCTATGTCGTTTTCATCCAAATGCTCAAAAATGGCACTGAGAGAACCGAAGTAGTAGTTCTTCTTTTTGAAGATCAAATACACATGTATCACTTTCATATTTTCAAAAGTTCCATATATGTCATATTTGGCGTATCTGCTTCTCTTCTTTCAGACGTTTAACCTCGCCCTGATAATACTTGATCATGGCACTGTACTCAAAATCGGAGATCTTATTTGTCTGATTCTTCATGGATTCAAGCAACAGAACCGCAGGTTCACCGTATTTCAATATCAGACCACGGCGATAACCCTGCATGTTGCCTTCATCGAAACGATTGCACGATCGGCATTGGGCATTGCAGTTCTTTTCACTGAATCGGGTGGACATGTGCTGCCTGTTTATGTAATGCCCGCAATCCGCCTGATCCAGAGGCAAAATCCTCCCACAGGAGATGCACTGAAATGTCCCGTCTTTCCTGGCGTCACGTAAACGGATAAAGCGGCTGAACACAGTATCCAACTTGTTCTTCAGATTAGGAGACTTCTTCTTTAAATCAGTCGTTTTCTTTTTCCACATCATGCCTTTGAGTTATTAAGCGGTATTGTTCGTCACTTCGAAAGCGGATGGCGTTTTCGTACCAGACATCATTGGCGGCCTGATACGCTTGTACACCGTTTATACGGTCTTCATCTATCAGTCGGGCAATAATGGCGGAACCTCTATAGGCGGTATCCCAAAACAAAGCTAAATCACCGATCCTGGGAGTCTGCTCTATATGGTCCGTTTCCTGACAGAAGAAATCTGAAAGATTCTCCGGTTCAAATGTGATTATTAACCTATTGTCTACAGCCTCAACAGAGGCATGCCGACATTCGGGGGGAATACTAAAGTTTTGTATCTTCATCTTATTGATTCAGTTCTTTCTTATTAAGAATTTAACTTTTCATATCTTATTCGTTTAGAGGTATTTCTTTAGTTCTTCTCGATCTATAAAAAAGGCACATGCCATATACTTACCTGGTAACCCCATTGTCTGGGCGAATACATCATCTCCGCAAACTTTTTCAGTCCCAAAGCCAACGATTGAGCCGCGCGGATCATCTTTAACATCGACTATCGTAGTGGTCATTCTCAAACCTTTATTGTCATCTGCTGCCATTCTCTTAATAGCATCCAGAATTTTATTACCATCACTATTCATTTCTTCTATGCTGTCTAATTCTCTCCTAAGCTCTATGATTTCATCCGAACGGGATTCATAACCAGCCGTTACACAATCACTGATGATTGTTGTTAAATCAATGCCATGTACTTCAAGGCATTTTTCAATAAAGTCGCTATAATAGCGATTAATTTTTCCTTTTACTTCTTCTATCTTTTGCTTCATTTCTAAACTGATTTGAATTTAATAGGCGATTGAATCATAGAACTGTCGATTACGCAAATACTCCTTTACCACATCCGATGAAGTGGCACGATCACCGATACGATCATGGATGTACTGGTACTTCTCAAAACTCATACCTGAGAGGATATCATCATTCATCTCTACGTTGCCGGCATAGATGCAACCGGCAACCGTAACTATGGATATGATGACCATAAGCAGATGCTTAGAAAGACTATTCATATTCTTCATCGGTTCGTTTATTTTTAAGAATTGAATCAATATCACTTATTTTATAGCGACGCTTCCCGCCTATCTCAACAGGACATAAGTATCCCTTTTTGTTCCAACTCCATAAAGTACTACGATTAACACAAAGCATCTTTGCGGTTTCATTGACGGTTAAATACTCTTCATCCGACTTCATATTAGAGGCCAAAACCTCTTTGATCGTCTGTTTTATAATATGATCCGCAAACTCTTTCAAATCAGTAGATTTTATTGTTACACTTAAATTTGAATCACTACTCAGTATTTCTTTAATGCTCATTTGTTACCTCCTTTCCTCGCTGATTACCATTCAAAATGTAGTCATAAAGCCTCTGAGCATCTTCTATCCGGAGATACACCTGATCTTTATTGGTCTGCTCTATGCAGTATTTACGAAGTTCTATATCACTAAGAGATAAAGGTGGAGTAATGGTGCCTTTAGGCGTGGCGCTTTCGGGGCTGAGGCTGGATTTAGATGCGTTCTCTGAATCGGAGCTAAGATCTTTCTTCAATTCGTCGACATACTCTACTAACCGATCCGTTAAACTGTTATAGATCTTATATATATCATTCCGACTTTCTTTTGCGGATTCGTCGATTAAGTTCCTTATATTGCAACATTGCCAAATGACAGCCACTCCAAGTACCAGCACGAGGGCGGCAATTAATGTTAAAAAGATAATTGTTCCTGTAGTCATTGTTATTTCTCCTTATTTTTTTAATTGGTTATTACTCAAATTCTATTGATTCATCTCCCCGGTAATGATCCGCGAAACATACCGGACATACTGTTATCATTTTAGTACCGGGATGTTCGGCTATGATAGCCTCAACTTCGATACTGATACCTTCGCCCGGTTCTATTTCGATTCCGCAATCTTCGCAATGAAGATGATCGGGAGGGCATTTGCACAGATCAGGACAGAGGCGGCAATTGCCGATACAGTTCGGTTTTTCTTCCACTGTCAATCTTTCCTATTTTAATCTCATTACTGCTGTTGTATCAATCCTGCCGGCGCTGGACACGCTAAATAGATATCCTTTCTTTTTCAGCTTAATAGCTGCATTGCGGATAGAGTACTCTTTGAAATCTTTGATGTTGATTTCAATAACTTCTTTTACGGACATATTAGCCAATGTTCCGATTAATGATTTTTTGGTCACGAAATTTGTAGCTTCCATAATTAAGTATTATAATTGTTGATTATTTCAAATTGTAATTCGTGGTTAATAGGGTTTGATATTAATCACGATGCAAACATACTGTGATATTTCTGTAAAAACAAACAATTATACAGAAATATCACAGTATTAAAACATAGTTTAACTATTCTGATATGAAAGATTGGATAAAAGAGAATTGGGTAGCTTTAATGGCTATAGTTATATCGATAGTAGCTATATGTATTACCTGTGTTAGAATTGAACCTGTCGACTTCAATAACGGCTCAATGATTTCATTTGTCGTAGGATTAATGGGAATATGTGCTACCATAATGGTTGCTTCTCAAATAATGGGTTTACGCGTATCTGAATCCAAAGTAAAATCTATGCTTAACAATGAAGCAGACAAACTAAGAGAAGAGTCTTACAGAAACACTATTGAGGCATTGTTTAGAGTTGAAATGCGTGCAGCTACCGATAGTTATGAAAGACAAGAATGGAAATACTTTATGACTGATATAGACCTACTAATGTCTTATGTAAAAGAACTAAAGGATCCTAAAAAAGCTAACGAAGTTGCAAAGATATTAGTTGAGGCCGAAATCTCGTTCCGGTTTTATAGCAAGTTGTTTGAAGAGGATAAAATGCACATACACGATATCGCACTGGAATTAATAAAGATAATGGATAAAGACCCAAGAGATTTATTAATGATATTCGATGTTCTACATAAAATTGAATCACGTAACTAACAGCAATAATGATTCCAAAACATAAGGCAAAAAAAACAAAATCCAACTTAAAATTTGCATAGTGATAAGTTTTAGTGATTAATAATTTAATTCGATACAAAAATACAGAAATATCACAGTAAAATGAAAACAGTTAAGGAAAGATTAATAGAATTTATATCTTATCTCGAAATGGGGCAGGGTAAATTTGAAAAGGCTTGCGGTTTGTCAAATGGATTTGTTACAAACATAAGAGATGGATTTAGCACCCCAAATCTATATAAAATAACGAGTGCATACCCAGAATTAAATATAAATTGGTTAATTACCGGAGAAGGTAAAATGCTTAACGGGCAGCCTGTGGGCAAAACAACGAAATTAGCCGAGGTGATAAGCGAACTTAATATAACCAACGCTCAATTTGCCGAAAAGATAGGTGTAAAAGAATACAGTGTAGAGAAGATGCTATCTGGCGAACTTCCAATAGGATCCAATACTCTGAGAAAGTTAAAATCTGAGTTTAATATAAACCCTGAATGGATCACCCGAAATAAAGGAACGATGTTCATTGAAAGCAAAACATCACCCATCAACGTCGATGGTGAATTAACAAATACAGAAATGGAAAAAGAAATCAAGAGATTAAGAGCATCGATAGACGCTCTCATCGAAAAGAATGAAAGGTTAGAGGCTGAATTAGCTAAGTATCGAGAAAAACATCTGAATAAAGAGATTACAGGCTAAACCCATACTTCTATTTTTTTGAAAAAGAACCAAGCATAACATCTCTCAGATGGGAAGATAATTATTTAGAATTTTAAACAAATAAATTAAAACTTGTATTTATGGAAATTTATATA